GTTGGTAAATTGGCCACACCGTATCCAATTCCTTCTCACACAGATATGACATTTATAATTCGTTGGGACAGTTAAGATATTTATAATAAATTAGTCTATGGGAAATTGGTTGTACGAAGGAAAGGAATACACTCAATTGGAGCACTTTCCAGATAACGCAGTTGGCTTCGTCTACAAAGTCACTAACACCACAAATGGCAAATTCTACGTCGGTAAAAAAATCCTAAGGAACGTACTAACAAAAAAACTCACAAAGAAAGAGATCAATGAGTGGGACAAACCGGGCCGCATTCCAAAGAAAAGAAAGGAAGTAAAGGAAAGCAATTGGGTGGACTATTACGGTTCGAGTAAGTTAATCACCGAAGACATTAAATTATTGGGCAAGGAAGCATTCACCAGAGAAGTATTAACGATCTGTACCACCAAAAAACAAATGAGTTACTGGGAGACCTATTACCAAATGGTATTGGAAGTTTTGCGTGTGGATAGCTATTGTGAAAATATTGCAGGCAAATGGTTTAGGAGAGATGTGTCCCCTGCTGTCCCGGACTTACAGGACGAAGAGGAATAGAAATTACGATACAATATTAAGGAAAAATAAAAAGGAGCCCAAATGAGCTCCTTTTCTTATAAGTATAAAGACTCTAATACGTCTCTTCTAATTTGTGTCTTTATGTTATTCCAATGCTCTATTCTGCTCAAAGTTTTTTCGTCTCCATATTTCCAATATTTTAGTGCTTGATCGTAGGACTCATTCATAGTCATCATTCGGCTTTCTATATTTTTTCTGTAAATTAAATTTACTATAGAAACAATATTAATACATTAGTCCTCTGAATCTAGTTTCTTCAAGAAATTCCGGTCGATCAGACAAATTAAAATTGTCTGGGAAGATCCAAGTATATGGAATGTTTTTTGTAGGTTTTTTAGATCCATGATGAATAGCTATCGCCTTAAAAAAAAAGCATGTTTTATCTTCAACGTTTAGATACTTCTGGGAAGTCATGGGATTCAGCCTGTGATTGACCAATAAGTCCATCTGATACAACCATTGCTCTGCGTATTTGTTCTCAGGGATGAAGTCCCCAGCTTCGTTGATCGTGTACTTAATTTTACCGTTTAGGTTTTGTCCTCCAAAGATCTGATGAAGGCCGTCGAAATGACCGGTTCCGCCGAATAGAATAGACTCAGGATCCACTAAATGCGGATAACTCATTGCGATGTACCTTGCTGCATTTTTGCATGGGTACAATGGACTTCTGAATCCTTGGTATTCTTTAAAATACTTTTCAAGTTTTTTTGCGAATCCCATCATTGTGTATTTCGGTCTGGCCCCTGATTCCACTTCGTCCAAAATGTATCTTAAATCTTTAGCGGCTTTTGCAGGGCCTTCCAATATCCACTCTTTTACGTTAGTGTTCTTCGGATAGTAAATTTGAAACAGATCATTTCTTGCGTGCCTATTCTGTTTGAAATGTTGTTTTGTTGCTTCGATTCCTTCGTTCTTCAATTTCATAAAAGTTCCCCAGTGCTCGTTGGTAAAACTGAACACTAAAGTGTAAAACAGTCTTAATTCGTTGTCGGTAACTTCTTGCATCACTTCGCAATAGGGATGCTCGTGCCAGTGCAATCGATGGGAAAATATTTGGTATTCGTCTCTTAGTAGTTCGTCTTCTCGTGCGTCAAACTTTTGACAGAACTCAAAGAATTTTTCTATGCAGCTCTCTAAAGGCCACTCTTTCATCCAAGAGTCCTTTGGTTTTTTTCCTTTAAATTCTACTTGACAAGTGTTTGGGTATATTATGTTGCTCATGTTATTTCCAATTTTTCGGATCTTCTGCAAAATAGCTAACGGGATATTTCAACAATTCCACAACGTCTTCTTTTTTTATGATGAAATATTCTTGAACGTATTCATCGTTTGTTGGAATGTCCAATTTTTCAGGCTGATTGTTTATATTCTCTTGTCTAAGTTTTTGTAAATTGACTTTTAACAATTTTCCGTGATACTTTTCTACGTCTTCGTAGCCTTTCATTTTTTTAGCGGGCACAGAAACGATATATGCTTCGTCAGCCTTTAAAAAGTTCTCTACNGTCTTTTTTCCTGACACTGTCCACTTTCTCTCTTTGACGAAAGGGATCAAAGTTTTTATCTGCGCATTAATAATATTATTAGGATTNTAATCTTCTTTTAATCTCATGTCGAACGCATCGTAAGTGCCTATGACAAATCCCACGAACCTTCCTAATTCTATGAATGCGTTACACGCTACTTTTTCTCCTAAAATGCCTTGATTTATTTTTTTGTCTGTCATAGTTTTTATTTGTATAGTTCGTTAACTTTTTCTTTGTACTGCTCTTCTGTGATTAATAGAGATTTAATAATTTTATCGTCAGATGGGTGATTGTTCATTCCGTTAAAACTTGGTACCAACCCAAGCTCCAACATTGCCTTTTGTCTGCCGTAAGGATGATCCTTAATTGTAGAGCTGTTCCAAACGTGATCGAAATCCAAATGATCGTAGTCTCCGCCTGGACGCACGTAATTTTCTATCCACCTAATTGAATCACATGTAACGTCCTCTGCGTTGTAAGGAAAACTTCCCGTGTCCTCGTAAATCTTCATCATCACAGAATCCAAGAAAATTTCTTTTGGCATTTTAGCAGACTTCGTCGCTAAGTATTCAATGCACTCTATCGCGTTTGTACCGTAATAAAATGGACTTTCTCTGTTGACGAATTCTGGAAACCAATCAGCGATGTCTGCGATGAAAGCCGCGTATTGAAATCTAAAAGCCCTTAGTCCTCTGTCTGCGTTCCATTTGAACATGAAATCTCCTACTTCCCTTAAATCCTTTTTGTTTCCGTTTTCCAAAAACGTTGCTACGTCTTCCGCCAATTGGGGTACAAATTCGCACAGAAAATAATCTCCTCCACGTTTGTAACCCTCTTTCGGTTTTGGAAAGCTTGGAAACTGGTAACCTACAGAAGTGTAAAACGATTTTTTTGCTGACTTAATCACTTCTATCATTTGTGGAATGTTATCGGCTACGTGCATTTCCGGTAATAGTGTATTGTAATATCCGGAAGGTTTGTGCGCGTAATTGATTCCCGATCCCGTCAATCTGTGAAACAAAAATAAGTACAACCATTCCCTTAAACCGAACACCTGTCTTTTTCCAACCCAACTTTTAGAGATCGTTTCTCTTTGTTTGGTCATCAATCCCTGTTCCATCTTTTTCCAGTAAGGGTGATCCTCGCTCCAACCGTAGAACACGTCGTTGACTATTTGGGAGAATCCTGCGTACTTACGTTCAACCACGTCGTACAATTCAACGTGCTTCATCAAATCATCTGGAATAGAGCTCTCTGCGTGTTTTATGACGCCTAAGTTACACTCCTCTTGTTGAGTTTTTGCCATTTGAAAATAACGAAGGAACTCTTCGTAATATTTTGTGGTTTTTATCCACTTTGGGTTTGCTGTTACCATGTTGTATCTAATTGTCTTTTTTGTTCAAGTCTTTGTTTTAATAGTTGAGCTTCTGCCCTGTAATATTCAGGATCCGTGTCCATCCACTTTTGTTCGTCCACCCATTCTTCCCTTGCGAATCCCACTCCGAGTATTTTTATGTGTTTTGCACCTTCTTGGTTTAAAGCTATTCTTTTTGTCTTTTCTATGGCCTCTTCTGTAGTTCTTGCCATGATACAACAAACGTAGTCCTTGTATTTCATCCAATTAGGTTCTGCTTCCCTGTGATCTTTAAAATGAGCGTAATAAACAGAATACGGTCTTGGTGTGCCCTGCTCGCGAAGTATTCTCTTCTTCTCTTCCCTTGCCCATTCTACGTAAAAGTTTAATACGTGATCTTCAGGATCCACGTCGTAGTCGAACAATTGAAATACTTTCCAAGAGTCCAAAGCGTACTTACCCACCCCTTTCATTTTTTCTATTTCGCTCACTGGAATGAAAATNCCGTTACCGTACTTCTTTACTGCGTCCAACCACTGGTAACAAAATTCCTTCCANNCCTTTACTCTACGATTGTAGAATCCAAGNGGTTTGATGATGTCTATGATCTCCTGATCAGGACAATCTATGAGCGTTTTTGGATCACTACATTTCATGAAAAAATGCTCGCGAACTTCGTCCACTTGTCTGTGATGGGTTTGGTTCAACATGAAACACACCATTAACATTTTCCATGGATCGTCACGGTACTCTTCTTGTCTAGTGAAATANGGCGATGTGGGTAATCTCATAACTTTTATTTATATAAATGTACTCCATTTTGGAGACTTAGAACAATATATCTTTCACGTGGTTGCATAAAAAAGCCCCGTAAAACCGAGGCCGAATATTTAGCTAAATTGCTTTTTCGAAAAATCTTTTTAGTTTCTCGTGCAATTTGTAAGTNTCTTCTGAGTTCAATTTCCTTGAATACGTTCTGATCTGGCCCAATATTTTGTGAAAGTACTCGTCTACTTTATTTGAGTCTAAATGTTCCTCTTTCACAGGGAATTCTTTTCCGCCCAATTTAAAAGATTTTTCGTGGTGTTTCTTAGCCTGCATCGCTGCGTAATCAAAAGCTGGAGATCCCTCTTCTATGTCCTCTAAAAGGCTCTTTAATTTCATAGNATTTTTCATATTATTTGTGATGTCTTTGTTTTGCGTTATTTATGTACATGTCCAANAGAGCTTCTGTTCCCGCTCTTAGGTTACCGTCTCCTTTTGGATCTTTAACTTTATTCTCTATCGTTTTTGCNGCCTTTAAAGTACTTTTCTTGATCGTCCCGTCGTTCTGNCCAGCGTCNACCATNTTGCANATAATATCGTANAGTCTTGCTCCTCCCTCTTGCCAGAACTCACCCCTTATCATCACATCGGCTTTGTCGTAGTCTACTCTGTCCCATTCAGGGTCTGCCTCTTTTATGAAATATCTGGAAGCGTAATCGTTGTCGTAAGTGTTACCACCTTTGTCGTCGTACTTGAAAGTTTTACCCCAAAACTCGTGCTTGTGTTCCCTTACGTACTTTACTATGTCGAAGTGATTGCTCATTTATGATTGTTGTTCGTAAGA